GGGTGGGTGGAGGTCTTGCAGCAGGACTGACAGGGACGGCGCTCGCTGGTTCGGCGCTCGCAGGCGGAGCAGGCGGACTGATGATGAGCGGAGGGAAAAGTAAAGCCTCCTCGGACCCTTACACCATGCAGCAGCCGGAGATGCCATACATCGACATGTCTCCGATCTACGCCGCGATGGGCGGCATGATGGAGATGATGGCCGCCAGTCAGGTGCAGAACCAGAAGAACCAGCTCGGGATGATGTTGGCTCAGGCCCCGCAGCCGACAGCGACTCCGACCTACGACTGGCAGTCAAGGGCGGCGGCGCTGAAAGAGAAGATATCCGGGCAGGTGTCGGAGGAAGCAGCCGCAAGAAGGGGTAGGGCCAGCACGATTCTGACCTCCCCGTTGACCGATGAGGATGTCACCCTCACAACTTCAGTCCTCACAGGCAAGTAATGGCGAAGAAGAGAGAAAAATGGACGTATGATGATTACATCGACGAGTATCAAGCTCTGCTCCAGGAACGCAACGAGTGGGACGCAGAGGCCAAGAAGATCTCTTCTTTCATCATTCCAGGCCGGGGGATCTTCAACAACCTGACCCGCCCGTCGAAACGCAAGCTGACATCCCCAAAGGTCGTCAACGCTGTTGCCAAAGACGCGATGCGCGTTCTTACCTCTGGTCTGCAAGGAGGTCTTACCAGTCCGGCCCGTCCATGGTTCAAACTCAGTTTTTCCAATCCCGCCTTTGAAAGTCATCCGATCCTTGGGGGATGGCTGTACCAGTGTGAGAAGACACTCTACTCCGAACTCGCTTCCACCAATTTCTACCCTTCTGTCCATACCTTCTACACGGAATACTGTGGTTTCGGCACGGCGACGATGTATGTTGGCGAGGACGGGGAGCCGTTCCGGTTCGAACTGCCGACCTTCGGTGAATACTGCATAGGGATCGACAGTAAGGGAAGGGTGGACAGGTTCTATCGAGTTGTCTTCAAGACCGGCAAGATGCTGTGGGACGATTATGGCGACAGCCCGAGGGGAAATGTTCTCCCTCCACAGTTCTACAATGAGGCGCAACGCAAGTCGCTCTACAACACCTGGTACACCTGTCTCGAAGCGACGACGAAGAGGAAGTTCCAGGATAAGCCTTACACCAGAGTGTTCTACCTGCTCGGGGAAGGGGATGCCAGCAGGGGTGTCTCACCGGCGAACACCAAGAACTCCGACAAGAAGCCGCTCGACATCTCCGGGTTCTACGAGTTCCCTTGGCCGACTGGACGCTTCGATGTCATCGGCTCCGATGTCTATGGGATCGGGCCAGCAGCGGAAGCCCTGCCGGATGTAATGCGGCTACAGGAGATGGAGAAGAGCGCGTCGATGGCAGTCCACAAGTCGGCCAGCCCTCCTCTCTTCGTCCCGGCGCATTTGAAAGGGAAGATCAAGACCCTGCCAGGGGGCATGAACTACTCTCGCAACACGATGAACGAGAAGGTGTCTACACTGTACGATACGAGGTTCGACTACCCTGGGGTCGTCGGCTTCATAGATCGCACAGTGATGCGTATCAGGCAGGCCTTCTTCAACGATGTTTTCATAACTGCCTCCCGAGATCCGAACGCCAGCCCTTTGAAAGCCACCCAGGTCCACGCGCAGGAGCTGGAGAAGATGCTCCGCCTTGGACCGATGATCGAGCGTCTGCACTTCGAGTTCTTCACCCCGTTGATTGAGCGGTGTTGGGGCATTCTGATGCGGAAGGGCAAGTTCCCGCCGTTGCCGCCCGAATTGCAGATGATGGTTGAGGGGGCTGGATTCGAGATCAAGATGGTATCGGTACTGGCGCAGGCGCAGAAGGCCATAGGCGTCCAGGCGATCAGCTCCTTCGTCTCATTCGTCGGCGGCGTCGCTTCGGTCGATCCTAAGGCGCTCGATAACATCAACACCGACTCGACCATTCGTGAGTTTGCAGACATCACCGGCGTCCCGTCCGTGATCATGAATCAGCCGGAACAGGTCCAGGCGATCCGGCAGCAACGGGCACAGATGCAGATGCAGAAGGAAGAAGAGCAGAAGCAGATGATGCAGGCCGCAGCGCAGGAACAGGTGCTTACCAACCGGGCCAATGTCGCCAAGACGATGAGTGAAGCGGGGTCCAACATCTCGGATGTTCTGGGAGGGGTAACTGGTGTTCAGTGATAACGAAGCCAGAGAGATAGAACAGGCGAAGAGGGAGAAGCAGGAATACGAACGGCTGCTCTCGGACATGGAGACTGTTCTGAGTACCAACCAAGGAAGGAATGTTGTCTGGTGGGTCTTGTCACAGTGCGGAATTTATGATACAAACTTCGCAGAGGATGATAGAAAGACGAACTTTTTACTGGGGAGGAGGGATGTCGGCTTGGCGGTCATAGGACTGATGAGTGATATCGACAACCTCACATACCCAAATCTTCAATTAAGGATGGGAAAAGATGAGCGAAAATAACGTTGAGACTCCTACGGTAGAGCCGGTCGTACCGGTAGAAACCGCCGAGGGAGACGGGGCACTCAACGGGGATGCTACCATTCAAACAGTGGCTGAACCTGTTGTTACGGAGCCGACCAACTGGCTACCGGATGATCTTCGGGCGAACGATAAGCTGAAAGGTTTCGAAACTCCAGAGGCGTTGGCACGGGCCTACTTAGAGGCTCCCCCTCCGCAAGAGATACCGGAAACCTATGCGCTCCCCGAAGGGATGTCGGCAAAGATGGGGGAGTGGGCCAAAGAGAATGGCTTCTCTCAGACACAGCTGGACAATGTTCTCAAGTTGCAGGAAGACTTCCGAGTCTACCAGACCAGCGTTGCGAACAAGGTCTACACTGAGGGGCGTAAACAGCTCTTTGATTCCTGGGGGGAGAACAAGGACGCGAACCTGAAGGTTGCGGAGTCCGTTCTCAGTACGGTACCCTCAGGGCAGAAACTGGCTCAGGTATTGAAGCAGACCGGTGAAGGGGGTAATCCTCTCGTCATCGGATTTCTGCACGAGATTGGGAGTTTCTTAAAGGAGGGAGGGTATTTGAAAGGGTCTGCACCAAAAGCGGCGGACACGCATAACCCTCTCAAAGCACGGTATCCAACAATGTTTCCTACTGAGGAGTAAGAAATGGCTTACGATCCTACTGGCGATTGGCCCACACTGTTGAGTGTGACGAAAATGATGGACCCTAATGGGGCCATTGCAGATATCGGTGAGGTGTATTCCCAGACCGATGAGATGTACAAAGACATCCCGTTCTTTGAAGCGAACGGCAAGACCTTCCATCGTATCACGGTCGAAGATGGTATGCCCTCCGGTACGTGGCGACGGCTGAACAAAGGTATTGTGGCAAACGACAATGGCACTCTTCAGGTTGATGAGACCATCGGCCTGCTGGAAGGACGCAGCGAGGTAGACCTCGTTCTGGCCCGGCTGTCCGGCGACATTGCCAAGTTCCGCAAGAAGAAGGACGACGCGCACATTCGGGGTATGGCCGCGCAGCTTGCGTCTACCCTGATTTACGGCGACACCGCCACTTACCCTGAGCGGTTTCACGGTTTCTCCCCGCGCTATGACGCCCTGGGCAAGAAGACGGATACCTTCGGCGCGTTCAACATCATGAACCAGGTGTACAGCGGCGGGGGTTCTGGTTCGGTCAACTCGTCCGTATGGTTGATTGGTTGGGGCGAGGACACTGTGTATGGCGTCTACCCGCAGGGGTCACAGGCGGGTATCGAGAACGAGGATCTTGGGATCATCGATGCTCATGATGCGGACGGTGGGGTGTTCAGGGCCTACGCTACTCACTTCCGGGCGCAGATGGGTCTGGCGATTGAGGACTGGCGCTATGTCGCCCGTCTCGCCAACGTCGATATCACCAATACCACCGTTGCTGATGCCGCCACCCTGACCTTCTTGAACGCGCTTATCGACATGACCCACGCCATTCCGAATCTGTCGATGTGCCGCCCGGTCTTCTACTGCAACCGGGCCGTCAAGTCGTTCCTGACCAAACTGGCATATGTCAAGACGAATCTCTCCCTCAATGTTGGAGAGGTCTACGGCGAGAAGAACGTCCTCAATATCAACGGTATTCCGCTGCGTTCGAGTGATTCTATCACCTTGACCGAGGCGACCATCAGCTAAGGAGGAACACAATGATCACTGATAGCGAAATGATGTTTGCTGACGGTCTTGCCTACAACGGCACCGCCGAAGTCATCGATCTGGAAAAAACCCGCAAGGCCATTGGTCAGCCGATCAAGTGCTTCATTGCTGGGCACACCCTTACCGCAGTATCTGCGGTCGTCATCGTGGACGGCACCACGTCCTCCCCAGGCACCACCCGGATGACGTGGGTTATCGCCGCCGCCGCTCTGAATGCCGGGCCGATTGAGTTCTATCTGCCCGACAACTGCCAACGGTACGTCACCATCTCGTTGACTGGGGCTACCACCGGGGGCACATGGGATTGCGGAATCGTTGACGGGGTACAGACCGCACGATGAACTTAACAGGGCCGGGGAAACCCGGCCTTTTCTTTAGGAGGGGATATGAAAGCTCGCTGTATAATGAACGGGCAGGCGTACATTGTGGGGGGAAAGAAACCGCGATGGTGCGAGGTAGGGCAGGAACTCGACATCGATGTTGAGAAGATGAAGGGACTGCCGAAACATTTTGAAGAGATCAAGGCCAAGGTCTCTGATAAGCCTGTCGCTGGAAAGAAAGCCCCCGGTGCGCCGGTTACGACTGACAACCTGTGAGGTAAGGCATGTCTGAAGTCAATATCTGCAATGAAGCCCTGGCTATGATAGGGGAATCCCCAATTCGCTCGCTCGATGAGGACACCAGAAGAGCGGGCTTATGCCGGGTTCTGTACCCAAGGGTTCGGGATTTCAACCTGTCCATGCAAGACTGGTCGTTTGCAAGGAAGACAGAACTGTTGCGGATACTGGAAGATGATTATATTGAGGGAGCTGTCTTTCAAGTGCCTTCAGACTGCCTCACCCCTATAAGCATATACCCCAGATATCAGTTTCGTCTTCCCTGGAAAGTAGAGCGGGATAGGATCATAATTCCTTGGCTCACATATGAGGATACGGACGCAGAAGTGTATCTTCAGTACACTTACAAATGCACAGACACAAGCCTGTTTTCCGAGGTGTTCAAGAATATTCTTGCGAACGATCTGGCGTATCGTATATGTATGCCGTTGACGCAGGACGCAAAACTCTACGCGGCCCTTGCAAGTAGCCTACGCATTATCCGTATGGAAAACTCCGCAGAGGATGCGAACCGAGGAGAAGAGTATCGGTACGCAGACGAAGATCCCGAGAACGATTCTTTTGTTAATCCACCAGAATGACAATTCGAAGATGGAAAGCGAACTTCACGTCAGGAGAGTTAAGCCCCCTTCTTGATGCCCGTATCGATAACGACCGCAACAAAAACGGTTGTAAGACGTTATTGAATATGCACGTAAAGACGCAAGGCCCGGCGACCCGTCGCTCGGGCTTTCGTTTTATCTACGACATCTCTTCTCTTGATATCGATGCTACTGTAATCCCCCGTCTTATGCCGTTCATATTCGATGAGGATAGCGCGTATGTGCTTGTGTTCTACAAGCATACGAGCGGGGCAACGCGAGTTGTTTTCGCTACAGGTACTGGACTGGTAGAAGATCCCACCAGTCCAGGTAATCCGTATGCGTTCGAGTTTACAGGGACGCTCGATATCACTACTTTCAAATGCGCTCAGTCTGCCGATATTCTGTACATCGCACAACCGACTCGTCTTCCAGTAGAGTTCAAACGTCTTGCTCATGATTCATGGAGTGCGAACGAGGTAGCGATCACCGTCCCGCCGTTCATCATCAACAAGACTACAACGACTATTGCTTCGTCCGGTACGACAGGGACCGTTACTTTGACGGCCTCTGCTGACCTGTTCACAGAAGACTGGATAGGGGAGAAAGTTAAACTGAACGCAGGGATCATAGAGATTACAGCGTTTACGGATACGACGCACGTTACCGGGTCGGTAGAGACGACGCTTACAGCGGGTACAGCGACAGCGGAATGGTATGCTCAGGAGTGGAGCTTCCGCTTTGGGTATCCCCGTTTCGTCGGTTTCTATGAACAACGTCTGTTCTACGCTTCGACGCTGACCAGACCGCAGACGATATGGTTCTCGAAGTCGGGGGACTACTATGATTTCTCCACATCGACTCCGGTAGTTGAATCCGATGCTGCGACCTTCACGCTTGATTCAGGGAGCCAGAACAAGTTCCAATGGATGATCCCGTCTCGGGAACTGATAGTCGGGACGCTTGGTGACGAATGGGCGATTTCCGGCAGCGGGTACGAACCGCTGTCCTTTTCATCTATCCGGGCGAGCAGGCATACCAATCATGGAGGCGAACCGCTCGACCCGTTGATGATCGGGCCGGTTGTCTTGTTCCTTGAGCGACTGGGAAGGACCGTCAACCAGATGGTCTACGACTTCAACTCCGACTCCTACAACACCGTTGACCTCACCGTCCTTGCCCCCCACCTGACCGACTTCGATACCATCGTCGACTGGGCGTATCAGCAGACTCCGAACAGCATTATATGGGCGGTACGGGGGGATGGATACCTGCTTGGGCTGACGTTCAAGCGGGAGCACAATGTCACCGGCTGGCACCGTCACAACACCAATGGGGAGTTCCTACGGGTAGCGAGCATACCGGGGACCAAGGAGGACGAGGTATGGTGTCTGGTGAAACGGACGGTAGGCGGTGCTGATGTCTATTACCTGGAGAAGAAGGCGGAGGAGTTCCTGTCTGATGACGTTCTGGATTCCTACTTCCTCGACAGCCACCTCGTCTATGATGGTGTGGCGGCAACTACGATATACGGTTTGGGGCACCTCGAAGGTGAGACGGTAGATATCCTAGGGGATGGCAAGGTCTTCTCTGGCTATACCGTTTCCTCGGGGTCGATTGTTCTCCCTCTCGCTGTCGAACGGGCGGTAGTCGGTCTTTCCTATACCTCGGAACTCGTGCCTGTGATGCCGGATTATGACCTTCAGTCTGGAACGTCTTTCCTTGCGACACGCCGAACGGATCATGTCTCCATCCTGCTTTACAACTCCCTTGGGTTGACGATTGGGAGGTACGACAGCGAAGCAGGAGAAGAGATCGGCGAAGAGGATATCCCGTTCCGCCGTCCAGGTGATGACCCGAACGACGCCGTTCCTCTCTTTTCTGGGGTGAAACGCTTGTCTGTTTTATCCGGGCATGATAGGGTTTCGGATATATACATTCGACAGGAGCGTCCTCTACCTTTGACGATTGTCGGACTGGTGGACGAGACAGATATAAAGGAGCGATAGGATGGCTACAGGGTCTCAACTTGGCGGTATCTTTTCGGGTGCGGCGACGGGGTTTTCTCTTTCGGGGGGAAACCCTTTAGGTGCTTTGGCGGGTGGGGTGTTCGGGTTCCTTTCCGGGGATAACGGAAAGAACGCCAAGACCGATCTGCGGTACTCGCAGTACAACGCGGACATGGTTCTTCAGGCTGGTCAGGCCAACGCCGCGATGATCGCCGGCCTGGCCGGTGCGAACGCCGCGATGACGATGGCCGCAGCCAAGTTCAACATCGAGATTGGTTCACAGGTCGATCAGTACAACGCTCAACTGCGGAGCTTCCTTGGGGACTTCAATGCCTCCCTTCTGGAGAACGAGGCCCAACTTGTATGGGAGTCCGCCGAACTGGACATGCTCCAGATGGAACAGCAGTTCGCTCGGGATCTCGGAACGATGCGGGTGAACTACGGCAAGTCCGGGGTGTTGATGGATCAGGACTCACCGCTTGAGGCGCAGATCGACGCGCAGACTCAGCACGAACTGGACGTTATGATCGTTCGACATGGTGCAGATCTGCAAGCAAAGAAGTTGCAGGACGCAGCAGCACGGTCCCGATGGGAGGGCAACGTCGAGGCGCAGAGCATCATGTACGAAGGGTTCATGAACAACATAATGCAGTTCGGGCAGGCCACCCTCACCGCTGCCGGTCAGGTGGTACAGGGCAATGCCAACGCTGCGATGACGATGTACAACTCACAGATCCAGGCGAACCAGATCCTTGTTGGAGGTCAGCAGGACTATGCCTCCTACAAGTCTGCCGACCGGCAGGCGTTGATGTCAGGACTGTTCAGTGCGGCGGGAACGCTCGGTAAGAGTTACTTCGATAACAAGGTTCCGTCTGTCTCCAATCCCTTCACCGGCGGAGGGTCAAAACAGCCAAAGACCTCTTCATGGTCCGGGTTCTCGAACGCCCGCCCCGTCTACCTTTCTTCCGCTTGGGCACCATATCAGTCTTCATTACTTTAAGGTATTGATATAATGGCACGAATATCCTTCAAGCTGTCTGATCAACGATTGAATACTGGGGGATCTCCTGGGCAACTGTCAGCGCCGCAACTGGGGGGCGGGTCCGGCTCTGGTAGAGGTATCCACGCGCCTGAGATCCGAGCGCCACAGGCCGACGCAGCGGTCCTGCCGAGCAGACAGAAGGATGTACCACTGATCGATCCACAGGTGCTCAACCACACGGCCAACGTGCTCATTGATGCGTCGATGCGGTTCAATGATCGACAGGCCGAGGCCGAAGCGGAGGATGCCCTTCTCCGGGCAAATTCGGCTGCGAATGAACTGTTCGCCGGGGTGGATCAGGATGGCAACGCGACCGGCTACGGACACAAGATAGGGAAGGACGCGATCGATACCTACGAGGACTTTTCCAAGGGGATCGATGCGACCTATGAACAGTTCCTGCCCGCTGGGGATCTTGCCCGCTCGAAGTACCTCAACAAAGCGATGCAGTACCGGGAGCGGGCCAGAAACGCTGGAGCCGATCACCGGGTCAAGCAGCAGGAGGTCTACGAGGGGGGACAGCGGTACGCACGGGGGCAGCAACTCATCGAGGATTTTCAGACGTATGGTGAGACTGTCTTTCAACCGGGACCGGACGGGCTATCCCAGTTCGAGAAAGCCCTGCAAGGGTATAAAACTCCAGAGGAGATGGAGCAGGTACGCTCTGCGCTATATAAGAACATCGTCAATACGATGTTATCGAAAGTGGATGATGTCGATGCCACGAACGAACTGGGAAAGCTGAAACTGGTCAAGGACTTCAATGACCGTTATGCAACAATGAACTCACCGTTCAAACGGGCGGAAGTGGACACAGTTATCAACAACGGGATTGTTGCTGCACAGCGGAGGCAGAAGTCTGAGTATAAAGAGAACATGGCGAAAGTGCGGGCTGTCGATCTGGCGAACGCCCCCTCGCAGATGTTCTCGGCCATGAGCGAAGGCAATATGACTGGCGTACTCAATACCCTTCAGACGATGAAGCGTGGGTACGCGGTAGAAGATGCTGACAATTACGTTGTCGATGCGGGGCAGGCTATGCAGGAGATGGTCCAGGTAGCGTTTGATAATGGAAAGAACACGTACCAGATAGAGGAGAATCTTAATGTTCTCGACCAGAAGATGACGGAGAGAGGAGTAGAGAATCAGGAGTATTTGATGAGCAAAGCGAAAAGAACCCTTCGCTCTCTACAAGGAACAGAACGGGCAATGAAGGCAACGGGAAGTAAGGCCGCGTACAATACCGTTCTTAACGGAGCCTTTGACGAGAATGGGAATTTTGATGTCGAGAAAGCAAAGAAGTTAGGGGAGCAAGCGAATCTTGAAACAGGGTATCAGGTAAAACTTAAACGCTTAATAGATACTCACGTCCGTAGACAGAGGACGGCAAAACTGAAGGTGGATACAGAAGTACAGAAATTGAATCTTGGGGAGATAAACATAGCTCTCGAACTGGAAGGAACGAAGGGGCTTGAGACAGAAGAGTTCATAGAAGAGATGAACGCCCAGGCAGAACTTGGTAGGATATCTGAGTTGGGGGCTAATAAAGCCATCATGAACTTCGCTAAGACGAAGAAGAGAGAAGAGCGTGAGGCGATAGCAAATCCCGAGGTGGTAGCTATTAGACAGAAGATTAATGGGTACGTTCAGGCCAAATTGTTCACAGGCAAGTCTTCGGATAGCGCAGAGAACGTACTCGCCAATAAAGAGGTAGGGATACAACTCGTAAGGGATCTCAACTCATGGGTCAAGTCTAATCCGCAGGGCGACGTTCGGGCGTACTGGGCGCAGCGGGAAAAGGAGATGGCGGATACCGGGTGGTTTGGGAAAGGCGTTGACAACTTCTCAAATCATGGGCTTCCGACATTCAAGAATCCAGCGCCTGAAACACCACAACCGGCGGCAGCAGTAGACAGTGCTCGGATAGCTGAACTTGAGAAGAAGGCATTACCACTCCCGGATGCACATAAGGCATGGCTTAACTCCAAGAATGGAAGGTATGAGAGGTATCTCAATTTGCCTAAAGAAGAGCAGCAAAAGTTCATTAATGACTTCAAGGGTGGTAATAAGTAATGCCTGAAATTTATGCTCCCACACCAGAGGATCAGCAACTGTTTGAGGACGGGCAGGCCATGTTTGATTCGTATCAGGCAGAACCAGAACCCGTAGAGAGTACGGACTCTGCTGCGTCCCTTCTTGCAGATGAAGATGATGAGTCGGTTGGGGGTACTGACTCTGCGGCTGCACTTCTTGCCGACGATCCGGTTCCTGCAAGTAACGACGACCTAGGAGTATCCAAGGAGAGTATCACGTTCGCACCGTCTGAGGTTAAGGGAAAGGGCATTATAGATGGGGCGAAGGCGATAGCCGGTAAGATAATGGACCGGGCCGAAGAGCTGACGGTAGGGCAGTACAAGCGCGGTAAGCAGAACGAGCGGGTGGGTCTACTCTACAACAAGTTCTTGCAGACGGGGGATGAGACGTTCAAGCAGGAAGCATTGAAACTTGAACAGTCCATGACCGAACAACCGGAGATGGATTCGATCCCGAGTAAGATTGTTGGCTATACCGCAGAGCAGTTGCCGCAGTTTCCTGGCAGAGCGAAGAGGGCTGTAGAGGAAGCACTTGATGAGGACGCGGGTTCGCAGTTGGAACTTGGGGATCGGGTAGGACGTGCGATGCTCGGGGGGTTTGATCCGGCGCTGCGGGTAGCAAAGGCGTTCCTGTACGACTACAATGCCGAGGTAATGACAGGTCACGCCTACGCAGAGTTGGATAAGATAGTCGATCCAGAGAACGGCAAAGGGATTGATGAAGAGATAAAACAGCGTTTTGCTAAGGGTATCGGTGCTGTAAGTGCGGTAGTGGAAAATGCTTCGCTCCTTCCTCTCGGACGGTTAGTTCCGGGGGGATCTAAAGTTCTGGGTACAGCAGTGACGAACGGTATCAGTGCGATGCTTCGATCCGGTGCGTTGCGGGGTATCGCGGTCAAGGGGGCACAGGTTGTTGGGGCCGAGGTTGCCGAGGAATGGACGCAGCAGACGGCGCAATGGATTGGCAATGAGATAGCCAAACACACGATGAATGAACTGCGGGGGACCAACATGCCCGCAGAGGATATCACCTATCTCGGCAAGAGGTTGAAGGACTCATTCCTCCCCACGATCTACGCCAGTATCGGTCTCGCCGGTTCATCTACCATGATGGGGATGTCCGTTGAGGGGGCCGCGCAGTTGGCAGGTAAGAAGGTGTTGCAGGCGGAAGCGGCCTACAATATGCGCCTTCATGCCAAGCAGGTTGATGAGGATCTTACCGCCGCCAACGCTGAATTGACCGACCTCCGAACCTCAATCACCGAGTCAGATGAGGACATGGCGTATGAGGACGCTATCGAGGACGACCTTTCCGTCGAGACAGCATCCGAGGATATCGTAGCTTCAGAGGACATTGATGTACTCCAGCAGCGGATAGACGATCTCTTCGTCCCCCGAGCAGAGGATACCGGCTACTCCCTTGCCGAGCACCGAGCGGTAGAAAACGCCTTGAAGGAGGCCCGGCTTCAGCGGTCGGCCAACGTCAGGGAGGCCGAACAACTTGAGATGACCGGACGGGCCGACAACGCCAAGGTTGTCGATTTGCCGACGATCAACGCCCAACTTGATACGAGGATCAACGAACTCTCAGAACGTGCACAGGGGATGCGTGAGAGCCAACGGCGGGCCGCGCAGCGGGCTATCGTCTCCGGGCAGTGGGACAGCCATGAGGAGGCCCGGACCAGAGCTGGTAAACCGATGGGTGTCTCCAAGCAGGACTTCAAGCAGGCTAGAGACGAGAACGCCAAAGGGTTTCAGGAACTCCGTAAGACCCGTCAGGAGTTGAACGAACTGCGGTCACAGGAGAAAGCCCTTGAGGGATCGAGGGAATCAGGCAAACGGCGCTCACCGGCTCAGAAAGCCCTCCGTGAGAAGGTCAAGGGTCTTCGCTCGGAGATGCGGGCTGAACGCCTCAGACTGATGGACGAGAAGAACAACCTCGACATGATGGAAGGTAAGGTCGGGTCAGAGGTTGGCAAGCGTCTCGGGGATCTGCGGACTGATCTGAAGGAAGCGGGGACGCTCGGTGAGAAGTCCTTCGATGCCTCTCTTCCGGGCCTTGAGAGGGAAGAGATCCTTTCCTTCCGCAACGCGATCTATCGGGCATGGAGGAATGCCAAGGCAGCGGTCACCGCTGGCGACCGTGAGGGCTATGCACGGGGCAAGGAGGTCATCCGCGCACTGATCGCCAAGCAGCGGGTCAAGCAGAAGGTGTTTCGTATCCAGAAGCAGATGGTTCAGGGGATCAAGAAGATGATCCGTGCTGGCGCCAAGAAGACAGGCCGGGTCGATGCCGACACCAACGCCCTGTTCGCCGCTCTACGCCCCCTGCTGACCGGCAAGGAGATCACCAATATCGAGGAGATTGTCGCCCTGGCGGATGCCGGGGATTTCCAGGCGCAGATATCCCTTCGCGTTCTGGAGATGCGAGAGCGGGCAAAGAACAGGGATTTCTCCTTCCTCAAGCAGTTGCATGACGAGATCCGGGCGGTCTATCTCGGAGGTAAAGAGGCCAGGCAGGTCGAACTGGACACCTTCAGAACGCAGGTCAATCAATCTATTGAGAAGATCACGCAGGAGATCCGAGGGCCGTTCGACATCCGTTCCCGGCAGAGCGGAGCCGGGATGTACATCGACAATATCAAGAACTTCTTCTCGTTCTTCGGTGTTGACTTCCTTTATGCTCTACAGGATACGCTTGCAGCTATCGTGCAGGACTCCGGTACGCACTTCTTCGATACCGAGGCGTTCAACGTCATAGATACCCAGGACGCGGAGAACCTGCGTGATGAGCTACAGCGGGTCTACACTGAGGAGATGGTCAGCATCTACGCTCAGGCGTATGGACTGAAACCTATTCCGGGGTTCGGCATTGAGTCTGTCGTAGCGGCAAGGATGAACGCTGAAGCAATCTCCGAGCGTGAAGCCTTGACGGATGAAGGAGTTGTTAAGAAGATACCTCCGGTAAAAGCCGGGTTTGTTCGGTTCTACCATGGGGGAGGGGGATGGACGAACGGGGTTGTAGATGGATCACCGAGGTGGGTGACTCCTGATCTCACTTACGCGCAGGGGTATGCAGGTAAGAGTACAGGAGAGGTTTATTACGTAGACCTACCAGAAGGCCACCCCAGTCTTGTAAAGGCTTTTGATGACACAGGAACAACTCAAAAAGCTCCATACGTAGCTTTTGAACTTGGAGATGAAAACGCAAAGAACTTCAAGAAGTACGAGGACTCCGTAGGAAAAGGTGAGCCATTCAAGAGCACCGACGAGCGTAACCCTGACAAGTTCAGTTTCAACATCTCTGAACTGCGTAAGCTCTACATGCTGATCAAGAACGATAGAACAAGGGACCACTTCATAGAGAACCAGGGATTCACTGACGAGGTGTTGGATGCAGTCGTTCGTAAGGTAGAGGGTAGCCCGGTAGACTTGGCGATTGTCAACGGGCAGTTTGCTATCATGGAAACACTCTATGCGAAGATCAACAAGGTGTATCGTAAGTTGAACAACTACGATCTACCCAAGCAGGAGTTCTATACCCATATAACGAGGGAATACACCAATCCTGACGACCTGAACGCTCGGACACTTGCCGATGTCATGCTCGGTGCCGACTTCTCCCATGCCTCCACCAGTACGATGTCTGCACTCCAGAGGCGCACCGCTTCTAAACTGCCGATCAAAATTGTACCGGATGTCCTCGATACGATGGACTACATGCGGCAGATGGCGCACTATATAGCTTTCGCGGAGAAGTCAAGACTGTGGAACTCGGTCTTCCGCTCGCAGGAGTTCACAAAGGAACTGCGTGAGAAGTATGGTGATAAGTTCGGGCAACACCTCCAGTCGAAACTCAACAGGTATATTGACGACACCATCCGAGGTCGGGCAGCGGACAACCGCTTCGTCTGGAAACGGATGGAGACAGCGATGCACTATATCGTCAAACTGACTCTTGCAGCGAAAGCCAAGATCGGGTTGGGGCAGATAACGTCTCTCATACTGTATCTTGACCAGATGGAAACAAAGGAGTTTATTGTGGGATTGAATGAGTTCATGCAAAACCCGAGAGCCGCAGCGGATTTCCTTGACGCTAATTCGACGTTCTTCAAGAACAGGAGTTGGCGAACTGATCAGACCCTCATCAAACAGTTCGGGGATCTTCAGTATGGCAAGAACAAGAAGGTAGAGACAGCGAAGTTCTGGTTGTCCGAGACTGGCGACAAACTGATGACAAACGTAATGATTGGTGACAAGGTTGCCACATATATGGGTGGGTATGCGATGGCTCGGGCGTTGTCCAAGCGGATGTCGCTCAAGGCCGCGATCCGTAAGGCGGAGACCTACACTAAACTCTCGCAGCAGTCGAGCACGATGTCCGTCCAGTCCAGTCTCCAGTCCGGGGGAACCTTCGAGCGGATGGCAGCGATGTATTCTTCGCAACAGTTCGGTATGCTTCGACTCCAGATCCGCTCCTTGCGCGACATGTTCAACGCCAAGGGCCGGTACGTCAGGGAGAAGGCACGGCTCAAGAAGGGGGCAGCCGGAGCCACTCCTGAGACGGTAGCCAGGTATCGAGATCAGTATTACTCGCAGGCAAAGAAGACAGCCAAGACGCAGGCTATCTTCCAGGTCGCTTCGCCGATGCTATTCGCCTGGGTAACGGCTGGCTTCGACTGGGACTGGCCTGAGCAGTTGGCCGGATTGATGGGGGCGTTGAACGCGATCCCGGTTGTCGGGGAGGTCACGGAGGCGCTTGTTCGGATGTCCCTTGGCCTGAACAAGTACGGCAGCGAGATGGTTGTCACCCAGTTCATGAACGACATCGTCAAAGCAGGCAAGGATCTTGTCCTCGACCAGGACAAAGTAGTGCAGGATACGGCGGTCCTCCTTCAGCTTGTATCAATGGGAGTCCCGCTTAAAACAATCGTTGGAATAATGCAAGGAATTTCTGATGTAACCCTTGAAGAAAAAATCCATTCTGGTATGCTGAGAACGATGGGGTACTCAGAGAAGACGGCTGAAAAGGCCGCAAACGAATAGGAGAACCTGATGACTGTTGAGAATGTAACCCCTCTGATACGCTATCCTTACACCGGCCCTGGTGCCTACAGCTTTTCCTTCCTGATTTACGACGAAGACGATCTGACGATTACCCATACGGATGTCTATGGTAATCGAACTATCCTCACAATCACGACAGATTACACAGTTACCATCAACTCCGGTTCTCCAGGGGGATCGGTCACGATGATCTACTCCGAGACAACCGGGGCTATCGAGATTGCTCGCGTTCTTGAGTACACCCAGACGACCGCCTGGGAGAACGAAGGCGCTCTCGATATGCAGTTGCTTGAGCAGGATTTTGACCGGACGGTCATGCTCCTTCAGCAACTCAAGTCCGAGTTCTATCGTGCTCCCGCTCAAGCAACACTGAGGGGGAACTGGACAACAGCTACGGCTTACGTCCAAGGGGATGTAGTATGGGACTCTACCAATGAAATATTCTATTCCTGTTACGCCGATCACACTTCCGGCACTCTGGCTACTGACATAGCTGCTGGCTACTGGTTCGAATCTCTTGACCTGACTTCGGTCTACGCCGACGCAATCAACGCGGCTGTGGCCCTTGCCGTAGCATATAAAGCTGATCTTTCTTCCCCCAACTTCACCGATGTTCCAAGAGCACCGACCGCACCAGCGGGAACAGAGACGACCCAGTTAGCCACTACTGAGTTCGTTACCAATGCAGTTTCCGCTCTCGCAGTCGGGCCTGTTGATGTACAAGTATTCACTTCGTCGGGTACTTACACCAAGACCTCCGGGGCTACGGTCGCTATAGTGGAGGTAGTAGGGGGTGGGGGCGGCGGGGCTTCGGAT